CTTTGCCATCTTTGCTCTCCATGTTATGCACGTTCGTAGCCACGTGGGTCATCCACTACAGCTTCTACTGTGTCGTCATTAATAATGCGAAACTCTTGTCCGTGTATCTTGATTCGAGTTCCAGAATATGCCCTAGCTATAATAAAATCTCCTTCTTTACACCAAGGGCCTGTAGGAAATCTGTTTTCATCTAAATAACACATATCTCCTAACTTCATTACGAATAAAACTACTGTTGAATGTTCTTCAATATTTCTAGTTTTATCTGATTTGATTATCCCACTATCATATGTTTCATCTACCTGTGGCACCATACATAATATACGATAGCCTTGGACATCAGGTAACTGAGTGGGTTTAGTTTCTTGTGTATCTACTTTTGGTGGATTTATAGGTGCACCAGATGCAGATACTATTTCTTTAACTGGGGTTTGTATTTCACTCATCATCTTCCTCCATGTTTCTCATCATAGAAGCAATAAGACCTTGAGCTATTTGAAAGCCTCTGATAACACCACATGCGTGCATGTATTGTGCGTACTCTTCGGCTCTACCTTGTGCCATATCGTCTTTCATGCGTTGCTCTTCCTCGCCTAATTGATTAGCGAGAACTTTTAACGTTTCGTCCATCATTCTCTCCTGTTTTTAAGTTTGCGTTTTATTACGTTCCTGCTGTTGCTTTACGGCTTCAGCACCTAACTTAGTGCCTTCCATAAATTCTTTTGCATCCAACTCTTTTTGTTGGTTGACTGCGTCAGCACCAATCTTGGCACCAGCGATTCTTTCTTGCGACTCCATTTTTGCTTTCTCTAGCTGGAGTCTTGCTGCATCAATAGCAGCATCATCTGTCATTTTCTTAGCTTTTGCTTGAGCTTCCATTTGTTTAATTTGAAGCTCTTGTTGTTGCATCTGTATCAATGGGTCTTGCTGTTGTTTAGCAATCTGCTCTTGTTTAGCTTCAGCTGTATTTTTCTGTAATAGCTGGTCAGCTGATTTAGCAATAAGTCTAGATAGTTCAACTTCCACATCTTCAGGTAATGGTTCACCTGGCGGTGGTAGAGGAACTCCAAGCTCTTCTTCAATTTTGTTTCTATANGCAAAGGCAATATGTTCTGCAATATGTGCTTCCATCGCTGCAAACATTTTATTAGCATTTGGACTCTGCCCTATAAGTTCTCTTATTTTAGGGTCATTAATAAATGCTAAATGAGCTTTGATGTGTGCCTCATGGTCTTGATAGATAAATGCTTTCACAGGTTTACCATTAATAATGTTCATGTTCTCTGTAACAGGGTCCATAGGTTTNATATTATCTTTCTGTGGTATTAGTTTTTCTGCGTTTTTAACACCAAGTACATCTAACATCTGACGATTAAGTTCTACCATATCGTATATATCTGGATTCTGTTGAGCTAACTGCATGACTGCTTGATACTGAACTACTTTTTGTGACATAGTTGCAGCATTAGGGTCACTAACAGGTATTATTTCTACTTTGTCATAATCACTTTGTTTTGCCATTTTAGAACCTGTATTAGGTTCATATTTATAATCTGGTGGACAAAAATCCCTAATAATACTTTTGAGTAGCCTAAATTCTTGTCGCATAGCATAATGAATACGGCTTTGCACTGCAGACATTACTTTCAATGTTCTTTCTAAGATAGCAAGTGTTGTTCCTACAGGTGCTTGAGCTGACATGTCAGAAACTTTTAAATCAGCTGCACTAGCAAATCTTCTACCCTCATCAATTATTTGATTCATAAGTTGATTAAGAACTTGACTTGGCTCTTTATAAGGGAGTGGTAATATATTATCTCTAATACTACCTGATGGCACATCTACATCTCTAAACTCAGCAGGAGAGATTGGTGTTTCATCACCTTTAATTCTAAGTCCTCTAGACTTAAACCCGCCTGGTAAATTAGATAGTGTACCTGCATCTACTAACTGTCTTAGTATCATAGTTCCAGATTTAGCAAATGCACCTATTAAATGTATTAGTCCAAAATGATAAAAACCAAAACCAGGGACATAACCATAATGCACAAAGTGTTGACGTTTTTGTTTAGTCTTATCATCTTGACTATAGTTACGTCTAATAGATAAAACTGTGTTTGTGCTTTTCTCTATAGTTACCACATATGGCAAAGCTATTCCTGTAATTTTCCCATCTTTATCTTTATCTTCATAGCCCTCTAAATCTAGGTCAACATGCATTTCTAATATNTTAAAACGACTATCAGTAGTTGCACTGAAGCCCATCTTCTCAGCTATCTTTTTTTCTACATCATCTAGGTCGTAAGTCGGTTCACCTAAATCTATATCTCTATAGAATCCTCCAACCTGTAACTTACGTAAATCATTTCCTGTCTTACGCATAACATGAGTTACACGTTCTGCTGTTTCTAAATCTGAAGCACCATATGGTACAACGATATCTTCAGCTGGAACATACATAGATACTTGGCGTTCTAGATTAGGGTCATAGTAAACTTTCTTAAATGCGTTACCTGCAAGACCTAAACCCCATAACATTCTCTCATGCTCTGGTCTATATTCTGTCATCTTCTCAGTAAGCTGATAGTTCATGTTCTCTTGTACACGAGCCGCTGCATCTTTACACTCTTCAGTTTCTTTACCAATAATTTGTGTCTTTACTGGACCTGCTGCTGGGAATGTTTCGGTCATAGTTTCTGCTTGGAACTTGACAAGAGTTTCTGTTAATAGTGGATGGTATACATTACATGCTCCTTCCCACGGTTCACTTCTATCTTCTAATTTAAGACCTAAAAGTTCTAAGCCATCTACATAAGTATCAAGCCAATCTTTTCTTGAATTTACATCACCTGAGTAATCGTCAATTAAATCACTTGCTAATTTTTCTAAATCATCATCATCAATTTCTTCAGCAAGGTTTTGATTAAACTCATCGTCATCCATACGGTCTGGGTCAATATTAATCTCCATACCGTCAACACTAATGTTAACTTCGTCTGGGTCTACAATTTCAATCTCTAAATCAGGCTCGTCTTGAGCTCTTTCTTCCATACTTTTTGGAGCTTCGTATAAACCCTTATCAACATCTGCCATAATTTTTTCCTATAGTATACAAATGATTACTAGTACTAGTAGCACTGCGTTTATTATTAAATTGTATTTAGTGTGGGCTTTTTTTAGCCACTTAATTTTCTCTCTTATAAATTGATATAACATAATTATCTCCGTTGTTAAATAACATACAGACGCTTCTGATTGTACCTTCTTAAACTATGAATGTCATCTTCTTCGTCACTAGGCAACCTAATAAATCCGCCCTGCCTAAATCTCATTAAAGCAAGCGTTGTCGCATCTACTAGGTCATCATTCGCACCTGACGGAAAATCGTTACATTCTTCTATTACTTCATGTGCCCATCTTCTGTCTGGTGCCCATACTATACCTGAACTAAATAAGTCAGATACAGCGTTCACTCTACTAATTTTATCCTGTCCTTTGCCTGGTGTAAACTCTCCTACTGGTATGCCCATACGTCTAAACTCTTGGTAAAGTGCGGCACCATTAGACTTTTTCTCTACTACAAACGCATCTGGCTCCCATGATTTATATTCATCTAAACACAGCTCTTTGAGCTCTGGAAACTCCAGTCTTTGTTTAATTGCATCTAAAAGAATAATATTATAATTATTAGTTTCTTCATTCATAAAAACACCCCACGTTAAAAGAGCATTATAGTCAGCACGGTTATTTTTTTCTTGAGCCGCATCAAGCGTCATTATAATAAATTCACAACTAGGTGGGTTTTCTTTTTCCCATATGTTCCACCATTCTCTCTTAATAAGTGCTCCTTCTTCCGAAGTTGGATTTTGTAAGTATTGTGCGTTCCAATATCGTATATCTAAAGCTGCACGTCTAGACTGTAATTCTTCTATCGGCCAAAACTCAGGCCACAAAGCTACTTCTTCTCCTTCTTTTTCTAATATTGCTGGAAACTCTACTACCTCCCAGTTGTCAACCTCATCATTTTTTATCATTTGATTAACAATTTGNCCTGTTAGGTCAAGTTTTGACCAACGNGTCATTACCACAATAATAGCACCACCTGGCATTAGACGTTGTAGTGGTCCTGATTGAAACCACTCCCATGCTGGTAGAAAAACATCAGGCTTTCCTAACTT